AACAACATGCCCAATGCCCAAAGCACCACGGGCAACATGCAGAAACAACAAGCAGCCATGGCTCTGCAACGCCAGCAAAAACAACGTCAACTGGATGATGAAGACAAACAGTTGACAAAACAAACCCAAGACATTGCGGCAAGAAAGTCAGCCATACAAAAAGAAAAAGCCATGATGGAACGTCGTAGTTTGAAACAACGACTCAAAGAAGCCAGTGAAGTTCAACAAGCACAGGTAGTGCTGGCCAGCCAAGACATGGTTGACCAAGTACAGGGCATGAGCGAAGACATCAGCGCCATGCAGTTCAAAGATCTACCAGCTTTGGTGGACAACATCAAGAACGAAGTTGGTGTGGATCAGGCCATGCAGTTCAACACAGATGCCACAGCAGCCTTGAGTGGACTGTTGCAAAATCTTCAAACAGCCAAAACACAACTGGAAGCAGCCTTGGGAGTGGTCACAGGACAAGCTCCAGTAGTACCTGGTGCTGATATGACCGCAGATGCTGGCCTTGGCGGCGAGATGCCAGCCGAATTGCCTGCACCCGGTGAAGAAGAAATTGATGTCACTGACGTTGATGTAGAAGAACCAGTTGCCGCTGGTCTGGGTCGCGAGCGCAGATAATGCGTATCACAGAAGTCACCGATCCTAACACAAAAAAACTGGCTGCCTTAAGCCAGTTTTTGCTTGGACGTAGTGAAGACGAATCGGCACGCAAACAGATCAGTCAAGCGGCATTTATAGAAGCTGCCAAAAGTTTAGGTGTCAATGTCACCGAAGAAAATCTTGGTGATCTAATCAGCCAGGAACCACTCAGCAACATCTTGGAACCCTTGGAGCCTAATTCGGGCGTGGTACGTTTCAAAGGCGATACCGAAGCGGTCACCGGAATGAGTGTGGATCAGGCACGAGCCGTGGTAGACTCAAATGCCAAGGCCGCAATGAAGCGCCGCCAATAACCAAAAACTGTTGTAAATACCTGCGCAGTATGTTACAATAACTCAAGGAGTGTCAAATGGCCTATTCAGAAAAAGTAATTGATCACTATGAAAATCCCAGAAACGTGGGAAAAATGGACACCGGTGATGTCAATGTGGGCACAGGCATGGTAGGTGCACCAGCCTGCGGTGACGTAATGAAATTACAGATAAGAGTAGAAGATGGGATTATTCGAGATGCAAAATTCAAAACATACGGGTGTGGGTCGGCGATCGCGAGTAGCAGTCTCGTCACGGAGTGGGTCAAAGGCAAAACGCTTGAGCAAGCTGGATCAATTAAGAACAGTGACATCGCTGAAGAACTCGCGCTACCGCCAGTTAAGATCCATTGCAGTATCCTTGCGGAAGACGCTATTAAAGCCGCGATAGAAGATTACCGTAAAAAACATCCTGATGATACGAGCCACTGAAACAGCCAGTCGCAAGATAGTAGAAAATCTACAAAGGCGAGGACAAGGCCTGGGCATACGTCTTGGTGTGAGAACCACAGGTTGTAGCGGACTGGCCTACGTGCTGGAATATATTGATCAAGTCAACAGCGAAGACATGGCCTTTGACATGACGGATTTTGTTATAGTAGTTGATCCCAAAAGCATGATGTATCTCGCGGACGTGGAAATTGATTATGTGCGCCAAGGACTCAGTGAAGGATTTGAATTCCGCAACCCTGTAGAAAAAGACCGCTGTGGTTGCGGAGAAAGTTTCCGAGTTTAATTTGTACAATCCACGATTTGATTACCAACCCTTGAACAGGGTCACCGAAGACGGCCGCAGGCTGTATGACACACCTGGCGGCAAGTTGCCCAGTGTGACCACTGTGCTGGAAAAGACCAAGCCCGAAGAAAAGAAACAGGCCCTGCAAGAGTGGCGTAATCGTGTGGGCCATGCACAGGCACAGGCCATAACCACCGAAGCTGCCAACCGTGGTACCAGGATGCACACCTATCTTGAGCACTATGTTAAAACAGGTGAGCTTAAGGAACAAGGATCAAATCCCTTTGGCTGGGCCAGCCATGCCATGGCACAGACTGTGATCGACGACGGCTTGAAAAATGTTCAGGAATTTTGGGGAGTAGAAATACCCTTGTATTTCCCAAAACTTTATGCTGGAACAAGTGATGGAGCAGGCATACACATGAATCAAGAAAGCATACTGGACTACAAACAGACCAACAAACCCAAGCGCCGAGAGTGGATAGAAGACTATTTCCTACAACTAGCAGCCTATGCCCTGGCACACAACGAAGTACATGGAACAAATATACGCAAAGGTGTGGTCTTAATGTGTGTGAAACCGCCGGTGGATGCCAATGGGCGCCCCACGGCACGCCCAGAATATCAAGAATTTGTGCTGGAATCAGCAGATTTTGACCACTGGACTGATGCCTGGTGGCGCAGACTTGAGCAATACTACCTGCTGACCTAACCAGCTAAATACTGGATAGAATTCAAGGACAACAAAAGTGGCCATTGTACAGATATCCCGCATAACCAACCGCAAAGGTTTGCAAGAAAACCTACCGCAACTAGCCGGTGCAGAACTGGGCTGGAGCATAGATGAGCGTAGATTATACATAGGCAATGGTACCCTGGAAGAAGGTGCTCCTGTTATAGGCAACACGGAAATTCTCACTGAATTTTCGGATATCCTAGAGTTCCAGACCACGTATACCTACAAAGGCGAAGCCGCTGGCTACACAGTACAGACCGGCCCCACAGCTGGCACTCCGATCACCCTTAGTTTGCAATCCTGGCTGGATCAATTTGCCACGGTCAAGGATTTTGGCGCAGTAGGTGACGGTGTGGCTGATGACACGGATGCCATAAACCGAGCACTATATCAATTGTTCTGTAGAGAGACTAATCCACAGATCCGACGCAGCCTGTTTTTTCCTGCTGGTGTTTACAAAGTCAGCCAGAGTATAAACATTCCAACTTATGCCACTCTCTATGGTGAAGGTGCAGATAATTCTGTGATACAACTGCAAGTAGGCGACGACAGCGCACTCCACGAATGCGTGGCCCGCACTGCCGACAGCTTGCAACAGATCGGTGCCAGCATTGGTGCCAATGGTGCCACCCCACCAGAATATATCACTATCACTAACATGGGCTTTCAAAGCCTGGATCCCACAGTGGATGTATTCATAGTCGAAGATGCCAGCAACTGCACTTTTACCAATGTTAATTTTACCGGACCCTTGACGCAATCCGATCTTGTCAGCTCTGCAGATGACATCCGTGCGGTGGCCTTTGCATCCTCACCGTCAACTCAGTGTTATCAAATCACGTTTAATGGTTGCATATTTTCCGGCACCACCTACGGTACAGAGACCGATCAGGTACTGGGATCTGTGACCTTCACCAACGGTGAATTTAATTTCTTGTATCAGGGTGTGGTTTTAGAAGGCTCTAATGTCACCGGCGTTCGCATCACCGGCAATCAGTTTTGGGATATCTATGCAGAAGGCATTATATTCGGCAGCACATTAATTCCTGGTCTCAACGCCAGTGGTCATAACATATTCTATGACGTAGGCAATCATTTTCAAAGTGAAGCAAATCCATTCACACCCATTATTGACATACAAAGCGACAACAACATCAGTATCAGTGACATGTTCCGACGCAGTGATACAGCTGCACAGAGTTTTCCTAGAATTCAACTTGGTAGCACAATCAGTATAGCCACAACCAATGGTTCACAGTTGGCCATGGGCTCATATGTGCGCGAAACAGGTGTAACTAAAACATTGATCAACGACACCACAGCCAACGTGTTTGAAGTTGATGCAACAGCGGTCCGAGCATTTAGTGTTAACTACACCATAGTGAGAAATTTTGCTTACCGTACCGGCACCATCATGGTAGCTTCAGATGTGGGCGACAGCAGTACTGGAGTAACCAGCATGGACGACTACGTGGAAAACAACAACACTGGAGTCGCACTATCGGTCACTCAGACCGGCGACATAGTCAGCTTGGATTACACAGCCAACGAACAAGGTGTCAATGGCACCATGACCTACAGCATCACACATCTAGCTTGATCTGGCCCAGTACGTTTTCCGCCCGGCTGGCTAGCTGGAATCAGTTGCGTGATCAATGCGCCAATCTTCCTACCCAATCTGCACTTGAAAACATCAATTCCTGGTGGTTTCGAGCACCCTGGCGTCCTTACTATCTACACTGGGACGACCAGGCAACATGGCCAGATCCCTGGCAACTTTTGAGTGACGACATCTACTGTGAACTTGCAAGAGGCTTGGGAATAC